CGGTCGTGTAATCCGGCGGGCTGAACAGAATGTTCTCTGTCCCGTTCCAGCCGAACCACTGCTTGAGGGCTTCGTCGTACCCGATTTGCCCCAAGCGCGGGTTGACGGCATCCGCCATAAACTTCCACGCGCGGACCTTCGTCCCGATGCGGCATCCGTCCGCATCGACGTTACCGGCGGTGATCGTTCCGGCTCCGGCGGTGATCGTGACCGTTGCGATGTGGACCTGGAACACGCCGGAGTCTCCGACGTTCCGAGTCAGCGCGGGCAGACCTCCTCCGGCCGTTCCCTGGACGGTGGCGATGCGTACGTTCCACGTCGCGCGGTCCAGCTCCAGGACCACCCGGTCAAACCGAGTAGAGCCCGCACCGTTAGCCGCAACCGACTTGGTGATGATCGACGCGCCAGAGGTCCAGCCGAATCCCCGGACGTTCCCGTAAAGGCCAGCTGCGACTTTGTACTGGAGGCCGGAGCTGTCGCCGAATACCGGCTGGACTCCCCCAGGGTCGATCTGCGTTCCGGTGTCGTCCATGAGCAGACCGTCATCGGTGGTCTGCGCCATGATCAATTCGTACTGGCGCTCATCGACCGTACGGCCATCGTCCGGAGAGGGCCAAGAAAGCTCTGCCACGCTAGTTCCTTTCCAATCGTCCCAGGCGGCCAGCAAGCCTCTGAGTAAGTCGGAGCCATTCCGGGTCTCTTGTTGCGTCCTGACTTCCGACCAGGATGCTGATTTGCTTCCCGTCCTCCGGAGAATACGTGAAGTGGGCGCTCCGCACCGTCTCTGTGAGCTCTACGCCTTCGTAGACTTCGACGGTCACGAGGTCCCCCAGCCCGTAATGCTTGCCGTAGCGGACATCTCCGGCGTCGATAGTCACAGTCGCCAGCTGGACCTCTTCCCCGGAAGAAGCGAGCGCTTCGTCACCGGCTTGGTCGAGTCCGCCGGATCCGGCATCTTGCGATGACGAGTTGACCCAGGCTTCGACCCTTCCCCAGTCCGCCTCTTGGCTTGTGTTGATCCGCTCCACAATGGTGCGGGTCTCGGCCTCTCCGTCTCCACCAACGATCACCGTAGTCGCTGTCGGCTTCGAGATGTTGTACGAAACAGAGATCAAGTTTCCCAAGCCACGGGAGAACCTGGCAATTCCGCTCTTGTCCTCCGGCGCGTAAACGGTGAACACCAGATCAGTATCGACTTGGCGAACGCGGAACCCCAGACCACCGCCGGATATCGCGAGAGCGCGGGCCACATCCGTAACGGGCTCGAAGCGGGTCTTGCAAACGATAGGAGACCCGACCCCAGCCAAGTCCCCCAGGATCAGCTTGGGAACCCTACGGGCTGTCTTAGCCCATATGCCCGCGTTCCTAATCACCAAGTCGCGAATCACTGCCTCCGCGTTGAAGGTGGACTCGTAATAGGCAATCGGCTGCTCCCAAGCTTCGAAGTCGGGATCTGGATACGTCAAGCGCCCGGCAATGGACGAGAGGTCTCCAGCAAAGTTGATGGTGATCGTTCCGGGCTCTTCTTCGCCTCCGACATCCCACGCGTACCCTCCAGGCCTCTCGATTGGCCCGGCAGCAAACACCTCGCCATCCACGATCACCACAGCGCGGTTTCCTGGCTGGAACTGGTCGATGACGTCCGGGTACGCAGCCGTCGTGAACGATCCCGAATCCGGCTCATTGAACTTCTGGATCACGTCGATCGCATAAGCAGCGACCGGATCCCCCACGACCTCCAGATTCTCATTTGTGATCAGGATGTACGGGTCGGAGACGATGTCTGGCGTAATCGTCTCGGCCAGAAGCGTCGGTGCGATCGCGAAAGGTCCGGCTGTCAGGATTCCGTGGCGACCTCGGACCGCGCTAAGCGTCGGCGTGATCGCTCCGGCTCCGGCTGTCATCGTGCCCGATACCGGGATCACATTGACGTTGTCGAACTCCGCGAAGTCGTTTGTGCCGTTGTTCCTATGGCACTGGAGCGACAGAGCTAGGTTTGTCTGCGAGGTCCAAGCCGGGGCAGCTGGCTTGTTCCTCCGCTCCGTCCATGTGATACCGTCCGGCGACGTGTCCCAGTAGATAACTCCGGCGTGGGAGACTATCCGCCAGTACCGCATTGTTGATGCGTTGTATGTGATCGACACCGAACCAGGATCGAAGTACCCGGTGCGATCGAACATCCCGATGTCATTTGTGATCGCGTTGTATGCGAATCCGAGGTCTGTTCCTGCCGTTCCCGACAGGACAAACATCTCGGTGAACGACTCTATTGTTGCGCCACCAGAAGCATTCGGGAACACCTGAGCATACACAAGCGAGTTTTCGAGTGTGTATTTGCTGGCCGACACAATTGCGTTGTAGTCTGTGTCGCACGGCACACGGGCTCTGCCATTGACAATTGTGTTTGCCCCGTAGCTCCCAGGCCAGAGATCTGTGAGAGTTGCACCATTCCGGAATACATCCCGGAACTTCTCAATCGGGATCTTGTCGCCACTGGACGGGCCAGGGCGATTGAATGGGGTCTTCTTCCACTTTCCCCAGCCCGCCGACAGTGACGCTCTGCTCATCAGTAACTCCTATTCGTCCCAGACAATCCAGCACTTCATGTTGACGCCGGTTGTCGGAGTAGTCACCCGTACCCGGAGGAACCTCGACACGGCGATGATCGGCCGTTCGTCGGGCATCCACTGGTAGGTGTACCACGGGATGTTCTCGTTGGTGCCGAAGCCCAGCGCCAAGGCGTCGTGCGTCCGGACGTTGGTGATTGCGCCTTCTGCGGTCGCGTTGTATCCGGTGTTACCGGTTCCGAGCGTCATCAGCGAAGCCGGAGCATTCGGATCCAGCGGCATCACGCCGGTCGCAGCGTGGGCCGTGACGGTAGCTCCGACGTTACAGTCCATCAACTCGATGATCGAGTCAGCGCCCGGAGGGTCATCCATCGAGAAGCCCCAGCTGATGAGCTGGATTTGCCGGGTGGACGGAGTGGACACCTGGAGCAGCGTCTTGATCGCCGTGCCGGTCGCCACATCGGCAATACCGGCCGTTGTCGGCATCGCCGCATTGTAAGTCCTATACCTGTGCATTCTTTCCTTCCCTAACTCGCCGTTGTGAACGGAACCTGGAGCGCTCCGATTGCTGCGACAAAGAAGTCACCAATTGCCACAGCATTTGCGGTAACAGTTCCGGAGTAAAGGAACGTCCCGCCAACAGCATCAGACCAGACGCTGAAATGCGTATAGTCCTCTGCTGCTGGCGAGTTATCCCACACCAACTCCGTCGTGTTGGCGATAGTCCCACCGGCCGCCGGAGTCGTGAACTCCGCCTCCAGCCGAAGAGTCTCGGTGGCCGGGTTGGACGTTCCAGCTGCCCCCGGATCCCCGATGTGCAACTTGACGAAGTTACCGGCCGGAGGGGTGGGAGCCGCTCCACCCGTCAAACAGTTCAGGAAGCCGTTGGCCTGGGCTACAGCAATTCCTACAGCCATGCGTAATCCCTCCCCTCTCCGGCCGTTCTAGGGCTGGCTAGCGCTGAGCTTGATGTCCACGCTCTCGGCCGTGATCTCCAGCGTCTTGCTGAACAGCCGGGGGTCCAGGTCCGAGAAGACCCGGATGCTGACAGCCGGGATCGAGATCGTACGGTCAGCCACGGCGAGACCATCCACGGTCGCGGTGGTCAAGAAAGTGACGGTCTTGGCGAGCGTCGCGTGGACGTTCTCAACGGTGATCACAGTCTCCTTGGAGAGGCCGGTGATGTTGTTGCCGTTGACGACGTCTGCGACAACAGACGCCACAATGGGCACGCCGTTCTTGTTGGCTTCGGTCTTGACGACGTTCGTGCTGGGCATTCGATCTCCTATGCGGTTCGGTACAGAGGCGGGAATTCGATCCGGATTCTTGTGGTCGTGTCAGCTCCGACAAAGCTGAATGCGACCTCGTTGTCCCCCGGAGGCAGACCCCAGAGAATTGCGCTGGGCCAGTTCAAGGCCCCAGTCCATATCTCCGGGACGGTCAGTAGGTTCGGCACCATTGAGACCTTTGGCGGATTAGTCCCAACGGTGATGACATCTCCGGCCTCGAAGGTCTCAGCACCACCCGGAAGAAGACTGGGATCAATAGTCCAGCTTTCTCCGGTTTCCAGAAGGGTGGCCGTGACCGATTCGGCTGGGCCCTCAATAGTCCATATGGGCCATGCCGTGACGTTGCCAGGATTGTTGATCACGGTTGCGCCCTCGAAGCTCTGCGTTGTGCTCACAGAGGGGAACGGGTCCAGGAAGTCGATTGCCCCAGGAGCTGTGTACTCCCATTGCTGAAAGACATTCGGGGATCCGTAGAACTCCGGAGCCTCGCAGTACAGCGAGAGCGCGGCCGTGCCATCCGTCGCGTACGGAAGGTCCGAGTCAAATCCGTCTTGGTAGTAGCAGCTGATGCTCCGGATCGAACCATCTGGCCGCGCTATCTCCAGTACTCCGGCCCCAAGCCGGTCAGTCTGCGAAAAGGCTTCGACCAAATTCCTCCATCGCTCCACCCATTGCAAGTGGGTCTGGCCGTTCACCTGGATTGGCCAGGTGATGGTCCGCGACAGCTTACGCACGTGACGCACGCGAGTTCCGCCACGTGGGTTGTCATCGGTCTTCAGGCTGATCGGAATAGCCCCCAGGCCCTTGACCCCAGGAAGGGTAAACCAACCCAACCTGGGGTCTGTCATGGGCCACACGGTGCCGTCCGGGGCGTACCATGTGACCGTCGCCCTCCCAGCATCCATTTATCTGGGCCTCCCAACTCTGGCCAGTGCGTCACGTCGCGCTTCAAGCGCTTCGAGGTCCGCAATTGTGAAGTCCGCGCGTTGCGGGTAGACGTTGATGCTGTTGTCCACGCCCTTGGCGTTCGCGGATTCTTCGACGTTGCTGAGCGCTCTCTCCACGATCGACATCTGGCGCGGATTGAGAATGGGCTCCGGCCTTCCGGTCCCGTTGTAGATTGGCGGGTTGAGTCCCGGCATCAGAGCGCTGCCGGTGTCAGCCCGATACGGAGGCAGCCCCCAGAACGGAGCACCCCGCATAGGGACCTCTCTGACGAACTCGCCGGTGAACGGTGCCTCTACAATGGTTCCCTTTTCGGTAGCCATGAAGGTGTGGCCGGGGTTGGGCTGGCCAATAGCTCCAGGGACCGGTCCGGGGATCGGAGTGAGCCACGGCTTCTGTGTGTAGGTCGTCCGGGGGATGATCTTCTTGTTAGCTTGGTACTCGCCGTACTGCATCAGAGAGGAACAGTCGTACCCCTTGATTCCAGCGCCTTGTGCTGTTCCAAACGAAGGCCCATACGGACCTCCACCGCCCCAGGAGTACGGAGTTCCAATTTGACTCCGGATCGCATTGACGGCTCCGATGTTGCCGCCAACCTTTCCTTCGTTCGCCTTGAAGATGTTCAGGATGTTGCCGATGAACTTCTTCGGAATCCCCAGGATCAGCTTTCCATAAGCAGACCCACCGATAGCTGCAGCGGCATCTCCCATGATCCCTTCGAATGCCTTTGTTGCGACCTTCATGAATCCGTCAGCAAAGAAGTTCTTGGCAGACCCGAAGAATCCACCAACAATTCCTCCGATGTCGAAGCTGCCCGCGAATCCGGGTACGCCTCCGGGGTCTCCGACTCCGGCGATCAGCTTCAAGATGTCGTCGCTCCGGCCCGTACGGGCCAGCGCGTTGACCCGGTGGATCCATCCGGCTCCCACGGCCTTGGTGAACTCCGGCCGCATGATCGCCTCTCCAGGGGAGACGTGAGCAAACAGCGAGTCCCTTCCGGGTGCGTACCCCGGCATGATGCCACCACGGGCAAACGCCGGAGCGTCCGGCATCTTCGGTAGGTCAACCAGTCCGGCGACTCTGTCCCAGATTGCCTTGATGCCGCCGGTGTAGACGGTGTCGATGACAAACTTGACCGGAGCCTTGGCGACTTCCTTCAGGCCATCCCAGAACTTTCCGATCGCATTGACTGCGAGCCGGAATGCCTCCGGGATAAGGCCTACACCTTCCTTGAGCGCGTTGAACACCGGTTCGATGAAGTCCCAGGCCGCCTTGATCATCACCTGGAGCCCTTGCCACACCAACGCGGCCATGACCCGCATCTCGGTGAACCGATCGATGATGTATTCCTTGACCGCATTGTATATCGCGTTCCAGATGGGCTCAATAGCCGCCCACACAACGCGAATCGCCGCCAAGACCGCATCCCAGACGATCTTTGCCGTTGTCTGGATCAAGCGGAAGACCGGCAGCAGAACGGTGTCGATGTAGAGCTTGATCAGATCCCAGATTCCCTCGATGATTCTCCAGGCCAGGATCATAGCGACCCGGACCGCAAACCAGACGAGTTCGAACTGGAACTGGATGAGCCGGAACACCGGGATCAGAATGGTATTGATCACGGTTGCGATAGCGGTCCAGATTGTGGATATGATCGTCCACGCCACCTGGATGGCCGTGGAGATCGCAGTCCACACCGTCTGGACCGTGGTCCAGAGGATCCGGAATCCGGGGATCAGGATGTTGTTGATGAATCCGACCAGAGCGTTCCAGGCCGGTTGGATATACGTCGTCCATACCTGGACCGCGAAGTTTCCGAGGTTCACCAGGATAGGACGAATGAAGTCCCAGGCCGAAAGAAAGGCCTGTCTGATTCCGGCCCAAGTCGCGTCCACGATCGCGCGGAAGGTCTCGGAGTTCCGGTATGCGAGGACGATCGCAGCAACCAGTGCCACGACCGCGATGATTACTAGCGCTATTGGGTTAGCGCTCATAACGGCATTGAACACCGTCTGGGCCGCAGACCAAACGGCCGTTGCGGCGGCCGCAATTCGCTGGGCTGCCGCGTGGGCGATGACCCGTGCGGTGGAGATGCCTTGGGCGGCCGCAGCCTCCTGCCAGACGAGAACCTGGATCCGGATCGCAACGGTGAGAAGGCTAATCGCTCCGGCGACGGAGCTAACCACTCCTGCTACGGCTCCGTAAGCCGCTGACAGCCCCGTAGCGACCGTTACGGCGAGACCCACAGCCTTCCATGCAAGGGCGATGCCCGTAACCGCTAGGGCAATCTGGGCCACGTTCCCGCCGGTGACTCCGAGACCCTGGAAGAACGCCATAAGGCTCTGGAGCGCTGGCAAGGCTTCATTGACGATCACGCCAACAATAGCCGTCTGCATCTGTCTTTGGAAAGCCGTAAATGTCGCTTGAGCCGAACTCCCCAGAGCTTGGTCTACCTTGTCTGCCGCTCCGGCGACTTCCCCCAACCCCTTGACAGCTGTACTCGGATCCAGTTTGAAGAGAGCCTGTCCCAAGTCTTCGGCCTGCGTACCAAACAGAGCCGTGGCGAGCGCGGCCTGGTCTGCCGGGCTCTTGACCGCGCGGAGTCGGTCCAGGACGATCCCCAGAGACTTCTGGGCCGCCGGACCTCCACCAGCGATGGAGTCCCGCATCTGGTCCGCGTTGAGACCAAGCTCCTTGTACGCAGCAACAACCGAGTCAGCGCCGGAGATCGCCAGCAGCGAGAACTCCTTGAGAGCGTCAGCCACGAGGTCTGCGTCACGCGCTCCACCTTGGAGACCCTGGGTGATCAGACCAAGCGCGGTCTTTCCATCCAGCCCAAGCTTGAGGAACTGGACGCTGTACTCGTTGAACGTATCCAGAAGGTCTTCGGCCTTGTTCGCGCCGTTCTGGGCTCCGACCGTAAGGATGTCGAATGCCTCTTTGGCATTCTTGGCCAGGCCGGTCTTGAGAATGTTGGCAACGCCACGAGTAACCGCGCTAACGTCCTCATCCAGAATCGTCGCAAGGTTGATCGCGTCCTGGGTCGTCTTCTGGAGACTCTCACTTGACGCGTTCTTCATCCCGTCCATGTTCTGGACAACAGACTTGATCGCGTTGTTGACGTCTTCCATGGACTCGCCGTACGCCCCAGCGAACACCTTACCGGCGACTGCGCCGATACGCTCCGACTCCTTAGCTGTCAACCCAAGCTGGGCTTGAAGTTTGGACTGACCGGCCTGGATGTTGAGAGCCTCCGAGAAGCCAGCTGATAGAGCAGCTCCACCGGCCACACCGATCCCGGTCATCACACCGTCGATCTTGCCGACAGCATTCTTGACGCCGTCAACAAGCCTTTCGCCCAGAGCCTTTGACGCCTTTTCTCCGGCGTCTTCGGCCTGGCGCTTCATCGGTCCGCTGATCAGGTCTGTGTCGGATAGCCGGAGTTCGACATACGCAAAACCGGCATTGATACCGGCTCCACCAGCTGGCATTGGTCATCCCTCCGCTTTGGGTCTCCCGAAGAACTTCTGTAGCTTCGGCTTGTCAGCTTCGCCTCTAGCCGCGAACACGAGGCCACCGGGCTTTGCTTCCCGCTTCTTCTTTTCGTTTCCGGGACGTGGGATTGGCACCGGCTCAGGAACGGGATTCTTCTTGTTCTTGAACTTGTCGGTGTTTACCAACCCTATGACCCAGGCGACATACTGGAGTTGTTCCTGGACAGAAGCAATCATGCGAAGCTCCGGCGTCCATACGTATTCATCCGGCCCGATGATCACCCTTCGAAGAGGCGAGTTCTCCGGAAGGTTGGAGGCCAGAACCCATAGACGCCGGAGCGACATACGTCCGTCCCAGAACGCGTCAAGTTGGTCGTCATCGCGAGAGCAATGGAAAGCTAGGCTGGCCTCCAGAGCCTCCGAATGCTCCAGAAGCGTTTCGGCCAGCCAGCCTATTTGCCCCCAGCTTTTCCCGCTGCGGACTTACGGCCCATCAGCGTTTCGCCCAGCCGCTCAAGGAGAAGCCGGAACTCCGAGTCATCCATGTCGCACTCTTCGAGCTTCGCCAGCTCCGGGTGCGTCTCCTTTTGCCTACGGCCGTCACGATCGACGTCAGGGATCTTCTCGCCGGTTTCTTCATCCAGCAGATACTCCTCCCCATACTCGTCTTTCTTGAAGCCGTCCACGTCCGGCCAGATCGACTGGAAGGCTCCCCAAAGGTCGCCGATCTTCATGGCCTTGAGGAACTTCATCCTCTTCCACCGGTCGGGCAGGACCAGCGAGATGTCGGTGTCCGGCACCTGGAAGATCTTGGGGGCCTTGCCGTTGGTGGCTTCGACCTCGGACGCCTTCGCAGCCTCTTCCATCTCGGTACTGGCCTCCACGACTTCGCCTGACAATTCTTCGTTCATGGTGTGTGGGTCTCTCTTCCTGTAGGTGTGGGTCTATATGGGGCTAAGATGGACGGACAGGCCGGAGGACCCACACCTTGAGACTCCGGCCTGCCCAGCTGGTGCCGGAGTCCCTACGCCGCAGCCATGGCCGGGTCGTCGGTGTACCAGATGGCGATCTCGTTGTCATCGTTCGGGTAGCTGTCCACGGTGAGCTCGTAGGCCACGGGGTCGCCCCGGTGGACCTGGACCTCACCGATGTCGGTGACCTCACCGCGTTCGATCACGATGCGGTTGTGGATGTCGCCGTCGCTCCAGTCGAAGACGAAGATGCGCTCATCCGGTCCGGGGTTGGCCGGGATGGTGACCTTGGTCGCCCCCAGCGTGGTCTCGGAGGTCGCTCCGGGGAACGTGAGCTCCACGGTGTCCTTCGAGGTCTGGATCAGAGTGAAGCTCAGCTGGAACTGCGAGCCGGTCAGAACGCGCCGAACGGGCACGATGCTCTGCCACGCGGTGAACTCTTCGCGGTCCTGGCTGGGGTTGATCGAGACGCCATCCTCGTTGTTGTAACCAAGGTGGACGTACTCAGCCGCCAGAACGTCGGTGGCGTTGGTGGGGAGAGCCGTGCCAATGGGAGCGACGTAGACGCCACCATCGAGACCAGCCCTGACCTCATCCCTGTCGATTGCCATTCATTCCTCCATCAATTCTTCGGTCGGTTTCGGATCGACACGGTTGCGATCCATCGAGGCTGACGTGTTACCGGGTCTGGTACCCAGCCTGGAGCCGCTTCGAGGTCAGCGCGGTAAATGGTCGCACCCTCATGCGGATATCTCCACATGACGTCTAGCGCGGCCAGAACTCTTTGCATGACGTCGTGCGAGCCTTCGCGGGTAACATCCCGCACTTCAAGGTCTTCACGCGAGTCATCAAAGATCCCCAGAGTACGAATGCCACCGGGCAAACGAGACACTCGGACAAAGGGAAGTTTGGAATCCAGATCGTCCGGAAGCTTGACGTCAAAGTACCAGTCCTCATCCTCGAAATACATCTTGAGGTAGGTCAGCACCAAGGCGTCAACGTCCGGGAATATGTACGGGTCTTCCCCTGCCATTAGATCACCTCACCCGAATCAGGGCGTTGCCCAGGATCCGATAGTTGAGGACAAAGGTCTTGCCTCCGGCGTGCGCGCCGAATTCGACCCAGGCAGAGTTGTACGCAGTAGCGCTTACCCGCGCGTACGCCTTCCCTTGTGCGTTGATCCCCCAGTCCAGCTCCAAGCCCTCCTTGTACCCCGGAGAGGCCGGATCTGCGTCCGGAGCCGTTCGCTTAGCTTCGGCCAGCACAGGCTCCATCCGCTTGCCAAGCTCTTCTGCGAGGTCTACAGAGCGCTGGATCTGCCGGAGGACTCGAAGGCCGTCAATCTGTGCCCTGGGCATATCAGGCCTCCGGAGCTATGGGCGGCTCAATGATCTCCAGCTGAGCCTCCCAGTGGTCGATTGCTCCGGCATTGAGGGGATCCGGCCATGGCTGCGGTTCGCCCGATACATCCCAGAGGAACACGCCAATACGAACACGGTCAATGGCGTGGATTACCGTTTCTGGAGGCCCATAGAAGCGCCATCCGGATACGGTGGTCTGCCGGTCGTCAACAATCTCCACGGTTGAGGACGGCTGGATGCTGACCTCATCGACCTCGGTGATGGTCGCGTTGTCCCAGTCCCACGACTCGTTGCCGTAGCGATCAGCCTTCTTGGCCGGGTGGAGGATCTCGCACGTCTGGTTCATGATGGCAGACATTTAATTCCTCCGTCCAACTTCGAGGACGTACGGTGACAACACGCCCATCTCCGCCTCCGTCAAACTGACGGTGCTGTTGCGGTCTCCGAACTGGAGGCTGATACCGCCGACAGACTTCTGGAGCACTCCGGCCGTAGCGATGCTGAGGCGTCCGCAAATCGAGACGCAGAGCGCTTTGATCTCGGACGGCACCACTTCGTACCCGTGGGTGTAGCTGGCCACGAGGCACCGGTATTTGAACGGCCACCAATTGCAGCCCAGGCGTCGAATTGCCCCGCGCTTAGACCACATGTAGTCGGTGTCTTCCACGAGATCGACGTCTTCGAGAGTCAGCAATTCAATGCTGACCAAAAGGAGGGTCGGGAGATTGAACAGAACGGTTCCCCAGGTATCAAACTCCTCCTCCTCCACGATCTCTCGCGAGATCGACCAGCCGCAGTGTCCCCGGATGGCTCCGGATACCGCAGCCAGCATCGTCTCGGCATTGTCAGGAGCAGGCGACTTCGAATAGTCACCCCACTCATTGACCGTTACCAGCGAAGCCATTCGGGGAACTCCCTACTTGTTCGCGGCGTGCTTGGCCTTGTTCTTCGGCGTGGCGGCCTTGGTCTCGACCACCGGCCCGACATCCTGGCCGTCCACCATGTCCTCATCGGACAGACCGACCTTGGCCGCCTCTTCGCGGGTGTACTTGACGACCGTGGAACCTCGGTTGGGTCCGAGGTCCAGGTTGTACTTGTACTTCTTGACGGGCTCCTGGGGAGCCTCTTCCGGTGCGTTCTCTTCGGCCATGCTTCCTTCTCTCCGGGGGAACAGAAGAGGCCGGACCACGACGGTGATCCGGCCTCTTCGAACTGGACGCTACGGGGTCAGGAACTCCGCAGTGCGGAGCTTCGCCAGCAGCGAGTTGACAACGGTCCTGAGGGCCAGGTAATCGGTCCGCAGAGCGTCGAATTCGGCTTTGGTGGGAGTCGCTCCGGCTGCCACGGTGGACGTGGCGGCCGCAGCGTCGGTCTGGGCCGCAGCCGGGTCCATTGGAGGGATGATCCCCTCACGAATGGCCCCTTGTGCGGGGTCAAGATAAGCCATGCCGGTCTCCTTACGCGGTCAGGTCGATCTCCACGAACGCGGAGGGCTGGATGACCCCGAAGGCCGCCCGCATCTCTGCGAGGATCGCCACGAGGTTCCGCACGAAGAAGTCCGCGTGCGAGTCCGTGATGGAGATCGAAGCCTGCTGGCGGTTCCAGAGAATCGCCTTGGTCCAGTCGCCCACATACCCCACGCCGGACGGAACGGCCTCCGACTCGATGACGGGGAGGCCCCACAGACCGGAGTCCGCGCTGGTGCCAGCGTTGCCGGGACCACCGAAGTAGTAGCGGCCTTCGTTGTCCTGGAGCAGGTCCAGACGCTCCACGTCAGCGGGGTTGAGGACGTACCCGTTGGGCCGCGCGCGACCGACCAGCCGGACCTTGGTCTTGGCCTTCCGGGTCGTGGTGAAGAGGTCGGTGTCCCAGGCCTGCGACTGCGTACCGGAGACGGTGCCGATGCCCTCGAAGTTCTCGCCGGAGCCGGAGCCGGAAACCATCTGGTCTTCCAGTTCCTCCTCCAGTCCGTACTCCAGGAAGTTGTCGATCAGCGTCATGATCTGCGACGCGTCGGACAGAGCCCTCTTGGTGGCCGGGATCCAGTGCGCGATCGTCTTCACGACCGCAGTCTCACGCTCGGTCGTGAACGCAGACTCCGGCTTGTAGCCGCCACCGGCGTTGTTGATCAGCGGACCGGTGGAGCCGTCCTGCGTCGGCAGCGCGGAGCTGGTGGCCTCCGCGACCGGTGCGGCGTTGTTCGTGATCGCCGTGACCCGCGCGTACTCCACGGTGTCGCTGGAGGTCGTACCATTGGTGACGAGATCCCGGATCGTCAGCGGACGCTGGAAGAGTTCCAGCCCGCTGATCGGCCCCAGCCACTGGTCCTGGATGTAAGCTCCGGCGCTGGTGTCGGACGCGCCGGTCACCAGGGCCTTCGCGCCACGGCCGCGCGGACGCAGCATGTTCTTGAAGCCAAGCGCGTCGGTCTGGACACGGGTCTTCTCGCCGATGCGGCCGTTGGGGTTCTGCTGCTGGAAGTGATTCCAGACGGCAGACTCCGTGAAGTACTGGCCCATGGACTTCTTGGACAGGTCGGCCTCGATCAGGCCGGAAGGCGTCCGCTTGTCCTTGGATCCGGACTCCATGAGCCCCACGCCCGCCAGGTCCGAGAGCGACTTGCGAAGCTCGTCATCCTGCTCACGGGTCTGGAACTTCGCGCGGAGTTCCGTCGCCTCCTTCATGAGGGTCTGGACCTGGCCCCGCTCCTCATCGCTCATGTCGCGGTTCGCCTTCTCGGAGGCGTCCGCGATGTCGCGCGCAGCCAGGAGCTTCGCCCTGATCTGCCCCTTCATTTCCTCAAGAGTCATCTGACTCCCCTTCGTCTGTTAGAGTTCTGCCAGCATCGAGTCGATGTCCAGCTTGGTCCTCAGATCGTCGGGCAGGTTGCTCTTGGCGGGCTTGTCGGCGTCAGCGGGCTTCGGGTCCTCAGCCACCGGAGTGGCCTTGCCTTTCACGAGCTTCTCAGCGGACCCAGCGGGCTTTGCTTCCTTGCCAGAGTCGTCTCCGCTAGATACTGCGGAAAGGACTCCCTTGATCTTGTTGACGCCTTCGCTGATGGTGGCCAGGGCCTCCGTCAGTGTGGTCTCATTCTTCGCTGAGAGTACCCGACCCGCCTTGGAGCCCAGAAGTGCCGGGGATCCTCCGGCCCTTCGAAGCTCTCGCAGCATCACGGCGAGTTCCTTCAGGTCGATGTCCTCATTTCGCATGAGGTTCTTGATCGTCAAGAGAGACGTCTGGTCGTTGGCGGGAATGAGTGTCGGGCCAACCTCCCAGAGGTCCAGTTCCTTCAGGTCGAATCCGCCCTTGTCGTTCTCCTCCGGGTTGATCATGTCATACGCAAAGGAGAACTTGGTCACCCGACGCGACTTCATGAGCTTGTAGACCTGCTTGGCGTACGGCTCATCCATGTCGACCAGGCCCTTGACCCAGAGGCCCTTGCCGGGGATCTCCTTGGAGTCCAGGACGACTCCGATGTGAGCATCCGGGTTGCCGTGGTCGTGAGACCAGATAACGGGGATGGGGTCGCCGGAGTCCTTCCACTTGGCCAGGGACTTCTCAAAAGCCCCTTCCAGAACCTGGTCACCGACCGCATCGACGTTGTAGGCCGAAACGATCGCCTCGAATTCACCTTCTTTGAGAACAGTGCCCTCAACGGGCTCTTCTCCGGCCACCGGCTCGACAGCTTCGTCGGGCTGTTCGCCCACCGCCTTGATACGGGCTGCGCACGTCTTAACTCGCACTACTTCTCCATTTCTATGATCAGGTCGCACGAGCAGCGCGCCCGTTCCTTGATGTCCCGGATCAGGGTGTCTCCCGGCCAGCGCCCGCCATTGGCGAACTTGTCCTCGAAGGGGATGGACGTCCCGTTGAGAGCCTTGTGAGACTTTCTGGGCCTATCCGAAGTCGTCACCCATGTCTTCTTCCCCTTCTTCCCTTTCTGGCGAAAGGCTTCGAGGGTTCCGAATCCCGACAGAGCCGTGGCGCTGTCCTTCGCGGTCCAGACCGCGCGGGACTTCTTCGCGACATCGAACAGATGCAGCACGGCCTCCAGCGGGTTGTCGGCTTCGGTAATCGCCTTGAGAAGATCAAAGCGAGTCTGGCCGTTTACGCCGGAGCTGACGCCAGACGCATACTTGAGCATCCACTCGACAGTACGGTCTTCGTCGTAATCCTCCGGGTCAAGGTCGCTGGCTATGAGGGCGACCGCAGCGGCCTTCGCGGCGATGCCGATCATCGGGCCGAACATGTCGCTAGCCAGCTCCGAACTCCACCGCTCCAGATTGAACAGAGAGTCGATGACGTCCTTGGTGAGAGTTCCGCGTGACTTCTCGGCCCCAACCTTCGACACAATCGACTTCTCTTGCCTCTCGAAGAAGGCGACCAGCACGGCCTCCAGCTTGTCCGTAGCGGCCGGAGGCGTAAGGGCCTTGAGCGAGAGACCAGCGCGGTATTTGCCGGGCTCTCCGGCCACCTCCGGCGCGTCCGTGGGCGGTTCTGCGCCTTCGATCGGAGCTTCGGCCGGACGCTCACCCGTAGCGTTGGGCTCTTCGAGAGGAGTCTGCGGATTCGGCTGGCCTCCGATGGAGACGTTGAGCGGCGTGACAAGTCCCTCCCCTTCCGGCAGCGACGGCAGGTTGATCCGCGCGCGGCCTTCGTTGGCGGTCATGACCGGGCGACCGACCAGAGTAGACATCTGCGAGGCCTGCTCTTCGAAGGACCCCTTGAGCTTGTCGTTGATGTTGAACTCAACGTAGATCTTGGTGTCCGGTTCTTCTTCCCAGTCGGTCAGAAGCTGGAGCTCAATCTCTTGCGAGACGCTCTCCAGAATTGGAGCTAGGGTGTCCTGGTATAGCATCTTGTGAAGCTCTTGGATGGAGGAGAAGCCCGCGCTCCCAGGGATCCCCAACATCGCCGGTTGGATGAAGTACGCGCTTGCGGTCTCGGAGCGCGTCAGTTCTCGGCCTTCGATGTACATGGCCTGCTGCGGAGTTACTCCGGCCGCCAGGTACGTCATGCCGTCTTCGAGGATTGGCGTGTTGGAGTACGCCGCAGCGTCGCCCCGGTATTGCGAGTCCCAGTCCTCCCGGAACCGCGTACGCGCGCCAGGCCCCCATCGCGGAGCTTCCACCGGCCGTTGGATGTAGCCGGAGAGGCGAGAGCCGGAAGCCCACATCTGGGCTCTGTACTTCCCGCCTTCGGCGTCCTCTTCCAGGATCGTCCGGAGGGTCTCTAGCGGGCTGGTGCCTTCGCGTAGGCTGTAAGCGGAATAGCCGTGGAAGTACACCACATCGTCGTTGCCGACTTCGAACCATCCGGTGTTGCCCTGGATCCGGAATCCCTCCGGCTTTGTCCAGTCCTTGCCAATCGGCCGGAACATCCACGGTGGAATTCGCTGGAGGCCCCAAGGGACCTTGTTCCCGTTCTGGTCTGTGACCTTGACCTTGAGCCACATTGCGACGTCGAACACTCCGATGTCCGTCATCATATCGTGGATCAGCCGGTAAGTCGTGACCTTGTATTCCTTGGGGAGAGGTCGGCCAAGGAGAATCGACAAGGGGTGGTCCACGAGCCGCTTGCGGTCTGTGTCGTTGACCCTCTCGAAGACGTGGATCCCAATCTGCGCTACGTTCCGAGCGAGGAACCCAACTGCAGAACGGACAGCGGGCTGCTCCGTGTACAGACGCGCGTACTCAGACCACCGAAAGTTGAAGCTGGATTGGTTCCAGGCTTCGCCTCCGCTGGAATCCCGGCTGATCGAAGAGACCTTGGCCTGGGAGACGGTGTAGGTATTTGTCACCAGCTGGCTTCCGCCGGACTGGACAACGGCCTTCCCGGATGTCAACACGGGAAGGTCCAGCCGCTTCGAGGGCTTGATGTTTACCATTTCAGCCCCCGTTCACAAACTGGATAAATTCGATGTTTGTTTCCAGCATGGCGACTTCTCCGTCAACCACAACCGGCTGGGCTCCGGGCTCGAAGAGTTCGCACTCTTTCAAGACGATGTAGCCGCCACCCTGTTCCCACAGGATGCCTTTGTATGCGTTACCGTTCTTGGCGTTCACATAGACCTGGCGTCTTGCGAACTTTCGCCTGAACCACCAGGACTTCATTAGCACCAGCCTTCAGGGGGAATAGGGCAGCCCCGGCCACCACACGGGGTCAGCGTGTCCCAGGTGTGAGATGGAACGCGGGTGGCCGGGGCTGGCTTGTGGAAGGTCAGGCCTCCGGTCCGGGCTCCACGCCTTCGTCCGGGGTGACCTCTTCGGGCTCGCCGAACTCCAGGCTGAACCGCTCGGCGTCACCGGCGACCACGTTGATGACGTCGTCCATGGTGGCGGTCTTGCCGTTGAAGGAAGCCTCACCGTGGATCGCCGCAGCGCCCAGGTTGCCGGCACCGCCAGCGCTGGAGAAGGTGACGGAGCCGTCGCCGTTGTCGGTCACGGTGACCAGGTCGGTCCGGTCGGTGGTGTAGGTGGCGTTGAAGTCGGAGGGGGTGGGTACGGTGTTGCCTTCTTCGTCCAGAAACTTCGGGGTCGCAGTGACCTTCTGATCGGCCTTCAGGTCCATAATTCGTTGTGCCTTTCCGTAGGGGAACCTCTGGTGCGGGACTGGGCCTTGGACCCGGTCCTGTGGGGTGGCTTCCTGCGGAGCGCTCCAGTGCCAGATGACACGGGGATCGCTCCGGCCTTTGATCTCGAAGCCAAGGACAAGGTCCAGGTCTCCGAGGTCAATCCTTTTGAGCGTCATGCGCTCCTCTCTCTGTCGTCGTACGCACTCCTGCGCGCGTCACGTCCGCGCGTAGCCCAAGCAGCGCACGCCATAGCGGCTGTCGGAACGGCATCAATCCGCTTTCCGCTCCGGTCGCGCTCTGGTTTGTCGGGTCGAATCAGCTCCGGGTTGTACGGAGCCTTGCGAATCTCGACCATGTCGAAACAGAACTGAGCGATAGGGTTGCCGTGGTGGGCAAATCGCCTCTGCCTGTTGAGCTTCATGACCTCATTCATGCCAGGGGTCATCCGGTCGTACGTGTTTCTGTACGCGGTCAACTCGCCATTGGCATGGTTTAGGCCGGTCTCTTCGCCAACCTTCTGGATGATTGGCCATGTGGACCATTCGTCGCAGTCGGCTCCGAGTAGGTTGAAGTCCTCTCCGTCTTTGGCAATGTCGTCAAGGATCTTGTCGTAATCGACAACGTCGCCTTCGGTGACGGTGAGCCATCCGTCTCTCGCCCACTTGGAGAACTTCCCGTCATTCTCCTTGTCGAGGAACGGCAGCACATCCTCCGGAAGCCAGAAGCGCCACAGGACGTCTACCGGGTTGTAGTTCCCGTCTTCGTCTTGCTCCTCCTCCGGCGGGAAGAGGGTACACCACGCCGACAAGTCAAACTTCGCGGAGAGGTCGAAGCCGCACCAGGCCTCACGGCCCAACAAAGCCTTTCGGCCCCAGTCTGGGCTTGTCCAGAGCGCGCCAGAGTTCTCCGGAGCGGAATACAAGTTCATGGGCATCCACCGGAACGTCGTAGACATTCTTTGGTTGCCCTGGAACTGCTTGAACGCCACTTCCTTCTGCGGGTCCTGGAGCGCTTCGAGGTGTTGCCTCCTCATCGCCTCCAGGCCCTTGAAGTCGCCCAGCGCCGGATTCGGCCACCACCAGTTCCTTTCGTCCATCGGGTCGGTGCTCACCGGAAGGTCCGGCCGCCCCGGATATAGCTCGTGAAGGCGCTGCAGGCCCTCCTCAGAGTGCGGGATCTTCCGGACGAAGGCGAAGACGTGCGGGCTGCGCGTCGGGTCCTCCTGGACACGCTCGGCCTCATCAATGAGGTCAGCGCCGAAGCTGTGCGGCTTGTCGGTCTCGGTTGTCGTCGCCAGCAGAAGCTCCTGGAGGCGAGTTCCGGCCGCAGTCGTCATCGAGTTCCAGATGCCGTCATCCGGCAAAGCGAGAACCTCATCCAGGTTGAAACCGTGCGGGTTGTGGCCTAGCTCTCCGGCTGCGTCGGCTGTGATGATCTCGTAATAGCTGGCCGTCTTCTCGAAGACCAGACGACGCGCGTTCTTGTTGTGCTTCGTCGCCTTATTCAGCATCGGGCTCAGCTGGACCATACGTAGCGCGGGCTCGAAGACCTTCCCGGCCTGCTTGGTGTCCTTCGCGGCGCTGTAGACCTCGGCAAAGTCCTCATCGTCGCCCAGCAGGAGGTACAGAAGAATGCCAGCGGCTATCTCCGACTTGCCATTCTTCCGAGCAACGATGATGTAGGCAATTCGAAACCTACGGGCATACATGCCAAAGTCCTCAGACCAATCCACCTCCCCAAACAGGGGACGAATGATCTCGTGCTCCTGCCAGTCCTTGAGGATGAATGGCTTGCGGCGGTGCGGTCCCTTTGTGTGGACTAGCAGCTGCGAGAAGAACAGCACCACCTTATCGGCGCGTCCCACACAGTAGTGCGGGCCTTTCTTCTCACAGGTGTGCTCCCGGAATGTGAACCCACACACCGGGTATCTCTTCCCCCGAACGGGCTCCGGTCGCCAGTTGTCTTCCTGGTCGATTAGCGAGAGGTTCGGGCGTGGGGCCTTCACAGCCTTTCCGGCGGGTCAACCGCGTTCATACGCGCCAACACATCCGTTGGGATCGCCTCGAAGAGGTCCGCGCTGGCTTCGACGTATCCGCCTGGCGACAGCATCACGCGGATGTGGTCGTCATTCGGGTTGTACGGCGGCAGGTGTCCGCCGGACGGCTGATGCCCTATCCGGAGACAATCGAAGTTGTACCGCACCAGCTTGACCGGCGTATGTCCGGCCTTACGCATGACAACCAGAAAGGTGATCGAGATCACCAGGCAGACTACGCCCAAGGCCGCGAAGCCTAGCAGAATCTTATCCAACCACATCATTCACCTCCGGTCGCGTGAACGATCCGCGTTAGCCGGTCGCGTATCAGAATGGCAGACTCGTATTGGAGATCTGCCCTTGGTCCGTTGACATGGTCGCGGAGCTGGACCACAATGGCACGCAGAGCGCCGAACTCCATGTCCAGCCCTCTCGCGAGAGCGCGGTGCTCCGCATTGCCATTGTCGAATCCAGCACCATTGCGATCAACCAATGATTGGTCGATGTGATTCATCAGCGCAATGGCCTGGCCCTTGGCCTGTGGTGCCTCGATAAGCAGAAGCTCTGCGCAAGCCGTGAAGTCATCGCGCATTGCCACGACGTCGAAGCCGTTGAGCAACGCGACGTACAGACCTGGGGGCACCATCTTCTTGGCCACGACCTAACCGCTCATCAGGTCGGAGTTGTCCTGGCCCTTGGGCTTCGTCGGCTTCTCCACCTGGATGCGCGTACGATCCGCCGGAGTGAGCCCGAAGCGCGCCGCACCAGCGAAGATCGCCGTGCTGGCTTCGCGCCGGACCTTCCACCAGGGGTTGACTACAGAGCGATGGCCGGAGATGTTCCCGTTCCGGTCGGTGATCGGGGTGTCGATGACTTCGCCCTCTTCGTCCAGCCAGCGCTGGGCCTCACGCGCGGTGACCGCAGCTTCGCAGAACTCCGCGTAGGCCAGGTTGTCCCAAGGGTGGAGGACTCCGGCCCTGATCAGACCGTCACTCATCGAGTACCAGACCTTGAGCGCTTCGTCGCTCATCCCTTCCGGGGGCACGACCTCTTCGTCTGGCGGGATCGGTTCGTTGTAGTTGATCTGTGATGGCCGGGTTTCGCCACTCAACAGGCGAAGCGCGGTAGGCATTGGCGGAGGCCCAGGGTTGCTGCTCCTCATTGTAACTCTCCGTAGAACTTGGTGTGGTGTGGGTCCGTAGCTCTAAGTAATGTTGAGGCCAGCTCATGCAAGAGGCGACTACTGTTGGTAGCCATTCTGCGCATAAGTCCTGT